AGTAAAAAACGTGCTGGTTTAGCTCAGTTGGTAGAGCAGGGGTTTTGTAAACCTCAGGTCGGGAGTTCGAGTCTCTCAACCAGCACCACTTTATAGCCCATGTGGTGAAATTGGTAGACACGCTGGTTTTAGGTACCAGTTCGCAAGAGTGGGGGTTCGAGTCCCTCCATGGGCACCATAACACAGAAAGACACAGGTATGAGCAAAGAAATTGAACATCGACTTGAAAAATTAGAACTTAAAGTAGACAAATTACAGTTGACTTTAGAGCGGCTAGATGCTATATTAAGTAAACATATAAACTTCATTGACGAAACATATGAAGGTTTACGCAACCCAATAAACGCCGCTAAACGGTTTTTAGGAAAGAAGTAAAAATGAGAGAATTTGTATACAACAGTTGGACAGCAGTAATGGATGATAGTCGAAATCCGTTAAGCAAGATCCCTGACACTATGACACGCCATATGATTATGCAGGTGCTTGCATGGATGTGGTGTATTGTGTTTTCATTCTACGTAGGTAGTTTTGTAGTTTTTGGTATCAGTGCTATTGGACATGTGTTATTGCTTGGTGCTATTGTTGTCACAGTAGGAACATTTGAGACAGCCAAACGCAATCCAAAGGCGTTTTCATTCCGCGAAGGATATCACAGTGCTGATAGGTCTCGTCAGAACATGTGGATCAATGGACAAAAGATCAAACTTGATCCAAACGACCCAGGTGGAGAACACGAGTAGATAAATATCTACAGAATGTTCAAAGCAGTGAAAGAAATAATTTGGCACTTAACTTGCATGAACTGCAAGGGCTGGTTTACTTTTGCCACTATGGATACAAAATATTGCATAAACAGGACAACCTTTCACTGTCCACACTGCGGCACAAAAGCAAGATGTGAGATAAATGAATATAACAAGAATTAAGATAGGCGACCTGCCTGTACTAGTAATCGATAAATTTTTTGATGACAATGAAGCAAGTGCAGTATGGAATGAACTTGAATTTTTATCAGACAAATTTCAAGGACCAGAACAAACTTTTTCAGCACACTCAAAAAATAATCCAAAGCAATTATTGAAAAAGAACAAAGGTGTTTTCATAAATCAGGTTTTAAATCCTGAGTACAGTAAAATTATGCAAGCACACACAAAATTGTTTGATCCCAAACTCAAACATAGGTTTTGTGAAGAAAGTAATTTTTTCCAATATCTTTTCTGTGACTTTGAGTATGATGTTCTGTTAAGCAGGTACAATGAAGGCGACTATTATGATCCGCATGCTGATACAGTTTTGATGTCTTGTATAACATGGATGTATAAAGAACCTAAAAATTTTACAGGTGGAGATTTTGTAATACTGTCGCCTGAAGGCGAAACAGTTATCGACCTAAAGAACAATCGAACAGTTATCTTTCCAAGTTGTTTACTTCATGCAGTGCAACCTGTAGAAATGAAATCAGATAATATTTTGGATGGTAGATTTTCTATTTCGTGTTTTATTAGCACAAGAAAAAACACCGGAAATTAAAAAAACTGTTGACAACGATAAATAATTATAGTATAGTATAAACATACTTAACAAAAAGGAATAGATACATGATCAAGTCTAACACATCAACATTATGGTGTCCACCGAAGTCCGGGGGTATGTCTTGACGTGACTTTTTAAAAGTTATTAGACTAAGCCCCCAAGCAGAAATGCAAGGGGGCTTTTTTTATGGGTGAAGTGTTATGGTAGCACGCCAGTCTCCAAAACTGGAAGCGGGGGTTCGACTCCCTCCACCTGTGCCACGGAGTGTAGCTTAGTCTGGCTAAAGCGCCTGGTTTGGGACCAGGAGATCGTAGGTTCAAATCCTACTACTCCGACCAATGGAGAGTTGGCAGAGCGGTTTAATGCACTGGTCTTGAAAACCAGCGAAGGTGAAAGTCTTCCGAGAGTTCGAATCTCTCACTCTCCGCCATTATCACGTAGTGGCAGAATGGCTATGCTACGGACTGCAACTCCGTTTATGTCGGTTCGATTCCGGCCTACGTGTCCAATTCTGGTTGACAAATATTTGTTTGATGTTATATTAAATAAAGTAATGGCAATCATAAAGGCACAAAACATGGCAACCACAGATGAATATATCAAATATGATATTCGTTTTTGGAAAGAATTTTCAAAATATCTAAACTATGATGATAAAACTTTAGAACACTTAGAGCAAGCAGTTCACGATGGGTTAATACAACGAGATAGACTTGTTGAACTAGCAGTAAGTCGTGTGTCTGGAATTGCAACAGAAAGTAAAGTAGGACAAGATCTTGCAGATGCATCTGATGTAAAAAGTGTAGTTAGTAATGGACGAAACAACAACAAAACCCAAGGTCAATGGACCAATTCATACAAAGTTCCTAGAGTAGATACTAAAGTTGGAGCTCTAAGAGTGGTTGCATATAACAAAATTTTAGACACATTCAATTATTTTTTCATTCCTTATGAGGCTTATCGTAATATCTCTTCTGTTGAAATTATAATTGAATACGCAACAAATTATGACGAACATCAATTTACTGGACTTCCAAACAAGACTAGAAAATGGTGGCAGTATGAAGTAGATAGTTTTGAAGACTTGTGTCTTAAAGTTCCCAAAGAAAACCTATTACAACAAAACTTCATTAATCTTTTTGGAGAAATATAGTGAGAACACAACCACAAGATATTATAGTAAAACTTGAAGATCACAATAGTCGTTTAGACAAAGAAGCAATTCTTGCAACTGCACACGACGAAGGATTGCCAGAGTTTTTTGAAGGTTTGCGTATGGCATTAGATCCACTTGTGACATTTGGTGTTAAACAAGTTCCTGAACGTTCAGACGTATTGAGTGGACAAGGGCTTGCTTGGGAGGTATTTAAAGAACTTGCAGATAAACTAATTGCACGAGAGCTTACTGGACATGCGGCACGTGATGCCATTGAACTAGCAAAAAATGTTGCTACTACAGAACAGTGGAACGGTTGGTATCGTAGAATCCTTATTAAGGATCTACGTTGTGGTGTAAGTGAAAAGACTGTTAACAAGGTAGTACCAGGTACTGTTCCTGTGTTTACTTGTGCTCTTGCTCATGACAGTGCCAAGCACGAAAAGAAAATGAAGGGCAAGAAGCAGATCGAAATCAAACTTGACGGTGTTCGTGTTATTACAATTATTCGTGGCAATAAAGTAGAAATGTTTAGTCGAAATGGTAAACAGTTTCACAACTTTGGCCACATCATTGCCGAGATTGAAGAAGTAATTAAGGATTATCCTGTGCCTTATCCGCTTGTACTAGACGGTGAAGTAATGAGTTCAGACTTTCAAGATCTTATGAAGCAAGTTCATCGTAAAGATGGTAAACAAACTACTGATGCTGTTCTGCATTTATTTGATACTATTCCGTTAGGGTGTTTTCAAGCAGGTAAGTGGGATAAACCGCAGAGCTTTAGGAGTGCTATTACTAAAGCATGGGTAGAAGAACACAAGGAAGTTTTAAAGCACGTACAAGCGTTGGAATGGGAAGAGGTAGACTTAGATACTACTGAAGGACAAGAACGCTTTGTAGCGTTAAATAAAGCGGCTGTAGACGGTGGATACGAAGGTGTAATGATTAAGGATGTTGATGCTCCTTATGAATGTAAACGTACACATGCTTGGCTAAAAGCAAAGCCATTTATTGAGATTACATTAAAAGTTGTTGCGGTTGAAGAAGGCACAGGCCGTAATGAAGGAAGATTAGGTGCCATTATTGTAGAAGGAGAAGACGATGGATACAATTATAGCCTTAACTGTGGGAGCGGTTTCACTGACGCTCAACGTGATGAGTACTGGACTGAACGTTCTAGTCTCGTTGGTCAGCTAGTTGAGATACGAGCAGATGCTAGAACTAAGTCGCAAGATTCTGAAACGTATAGCCTTAGGTTTCCAAGGTTCAAAACGTTCCGAGGTTTTCAAGCAGGCGAGAAAATCTAACGTAGTTATTTGGGATCTAGAAAAAGAAGGTTGACTTTTTTAAGATATAACTATATATTAATAAAACACTTTAGGAGATTTATGAATGGCACTTCCAAAACGCACAAAGAAAAAAGTTGTACGTGGAGCACCGCGAGTACGTCGTGGTGACAAACTCAAAGCACCGAGCTGGGAAGGTTGGGAAGAATGGGAAGGACAAAAGTTTCATAGATTTCGTGATGCTAGTCGTGCTTTTTACTATGAAAACTATAAAGCCGCTGATCTAATTCCACACACATACAAATGGATGGCTGAGAACGGCTATACCAAAGAGCAGGTTAAACAAGCCAAAGCTGCCCCTAGTTATGAACTGAGTATTACAGCCGCTATTGTTGCCAAGCAACTATTAGACGGCATGCCTGACTATAATCCTAAACAGAACGAATATTGGGAAAGTCTGCCAGGCACAATGGGCAGTATTCAACCTGCTACTGTGTTTCTAAAAGGACGTATTGAACGTGCAATTGAAGCAGGTAGTAAAGTAGTAGAAGAAAAGAAAGAAGAAGAAAAAGCAAACAAGAATGTGTATGTGCCAAGTATTCAAGAGCGCATACGTGATCAAGCATACCTGCAGAGCGAAGCAATTGAAGATTGGTTGGAAGGTTGGATACTTGACCCAAAGTCGTTTGACCCGAAAGGGTTCGACTTTAAAAAACACTTTTCTGAAAAAAGTGTGACACAGGCTCATGCTCGTAAACTTAAAACATTTTACATAGATGCGCTAGTTGACTACGATGAACTAGAGCGCATGCCTACAGCAGGACAGCTCAAAAAGATGAGTGA